TTATTCCTTTGTCTTTGCTGCCTCCTGCTGCGTCAAAAAGTCCTCTATAACCTCCGCTTTTTTGTCCTCCGCTGTCTTTGTCATTGTGTAACCGTTCTCCTCTGCCAATTTTATAATGTTTTCCCGGCTCAACTTGTTTAACTCCGCCTCACTGTATTCTCCGTCGCTGTTAATGTCGTCTTTTACTCCGTCATTGTTGCTGTCGCCGGTAGAAAGTCCAATATCTGCCAATCCCATAATAATTGCGTCCGGATCCACGGTCTGAATGTCTAAGCGTTCTCTTACTTTAATACTTGTCTGATCTTTTTCCCATGCTCCCGCTGCAAGATCTGTAATGTCGATCGTCAGCGTTTCGCGGTCGAATATTGTAATTGCCTCTTTCAGATCCCCGCATACAATAGGTGCTTTTCCTGCGATATTCTGAAAAGTTTTGTTTGATACCGCCTTGACCGGATAAACGCCAAATAACAACCGCCTTGTAGACTGTGTTGGATCTTTCTGTAAGATATAATCCCCTCTCTCGTCTTTTAACTTATCAAGGAAATTAAAGCCGCTCTGATTTGTCAAAACTACCGCGCCTGCTGTAATCGCCGGATCCAACATTACATTGAAAATGTCTTTGAGATCGTCAAATCCTTTCACTGGAACTTCTAAGCCTCCGCAAATCTCCTTGATCTTCTTTATAATCAAAAAGTTTCTTGTTGCTTTCGCTTTCTTTGAAATCCACTTTTTGAGATAACTCATAAGAATTTCTGCTGTATCTTGTAACAATTCTCTTGTTACTTTCAAGATACCGCCTTTTTTATGGATCTTATACTCGATATTATCAAACTGCGGTGTAGATACCTCCGGGAACTCTTCCGCCTCCTCTACGTTATCAAATGGCGTCTGATCCGCCTCGCGCTCAATTACCCTGCTACCACTGTTTGTACTTACACGCTCCACATTTACCAAAGTTTCCAATGCGTCCTCGCTGCGTCGCAACTCTTTTATTTTTGCTTTAACATCTTTTGGCACTGTCAAGCCGCCGTCCTCGTCGCTGCCCTCTGACATTGCATTAAGGATCTCTGCGTCCTCTTTAGAAACTGGCTGTTTTTTGTGCGCCGCTTTAATTGCGTTTACAAATGCAGTGATCTGCTGTTTTGCTGCGTCAATAGTGCCTGTAACCTTGCCTTTCCCTTTTTCTGCGTCCTGCTGTGCCTGTTCTGCGTCGTCGTCCTCCAAGTCTGCCAAAATATCAAACTGTGCCTGCAAATCGCGCAATTCCTCTTTGGCTGCCTTTGCCTCCTCCAACTTTTTACTTGCTACCAATTCTCTTACTTCCGCTTTTTTTGCGTTGATCGCGTTTAATAATGCTCTTAACTCTTTGTTCATGTTCTTACCCTCCATTTTTTTATTAAATAAAAAAAGGGCTTAGATTGTGTCTAAGTCCTCTAATATCTCTGCTGCCTGCCGCTCAAAATCGTCCTGCGGCTCTTTTTGTTTTTCCTGCGGCTTGATCCGTTCCAACACTCGATCCGCTACAACATCTGCCAACTGCTCCATTGTGTATGTGCTTTCGCGTTGATCCAGCTTTTCTTTTAAGTTTTCCGGCAAATTAAGGTATTTTCCGAAATACTCGCTTGCTGCGGCTGCGGCTGTGTTTGCCTCTGATACTTCAATATCAAAGTATTCCTGCCACTCGTCTCCATTTTTCCATGTTTCGGCGTTTATGAGGTCGTTAATTTGTTCCTCTGTAACACCCTCCTTTGCGTGGCGCATATAGGTACTTAAAATTACTTTCTGGCAGCCGTCCAATATATCTGCCTCTTTTCTCATTTCGTCCGCGTCGCCCCACGCAATACTTGACGGCTTGTGTATCATCATTTGCGCATTGCTCGGTATAATGATTTTATCGCCCGCCATAGCAATAACCGACGCAATACTAGCCGCCAAACCCTCAACATATACCGTTATTTCTGCGTCATACCGCAATAAAATATTGTATATGGCAATGCCACCAAAAACACTGCCTCCCCCGCTGTTTATATGCACATTGATCTTTGACACATTTTCTAACTGGTCTAAGAAGTCCTGCACGTCGCTTGGGGCTTTGTCCTCTGGATAATATTTTTGCCATTCGCCTAAACTTTCGCTGTTTATATCTCCAAAAAAACAAAGATCCGCTGTGTTTTCTGTCTGGTTCCTTATTTCTATGCTGCCCACTTTCCGAAATTTGTTGTTTCGGTCGCGTTTCTTTAACTCTAAGACTGGCACTACTGTTTTCCCCCTTTCTGTTTGTAATTTTCTCCTAACTGTGTCAGTTTGATATAATTTCCATTACACATTAGGTCATCCCCGCCCGGCTTGTCTGGCGCGTCCAGTAAGGCCCTTGCCTCGTTTGGTGTTCTGATCCCATTTTGCACATACTTACTCAAAATCTCGGCTTGGCTCTTGGTATCGGTTCTTAATATTACATTCTCATTGAACTTATAATATAATCCTGCCTCCTCCTCTGCGGGATCCAACAACTTATAGTTAATTTCCTCCTCGTACTGTTTGAGTATGTATAACTCGGTATCGACGTAGAAAGAAAGTTGCTGCATTTCTGAATTGCTGTAGCTGCTTTTTTCATAATCGTTAATCTGGTTTGGCTTTATTCCAAAAGCCCCGGCTATTTGCAACGCCGTATATTTTGCCAATTCGTAATACTGGCTGTCCGTTAAACTGATACTTAATGGCTCTATTTTCATCCCAATAGGCACAGGGATAAATTTTCCAGCATTGTTTACTCCGGTCGCATATTCTTCAAACTTTTTTATCAGTTGCTTTTCCTTTTTGGGATCAAGATCTCCAGTGTACTGCAATGCAGCCCTCGCCGTCAATCCACCCTCATACAAGTTGTTTTTGAAATTCTGCGCCGCTATTGCTCCATCAATACTGCTTTTCAGAATTTCCCGGACGCTTGCGCCGGTTATTCCGTCAAATGTTGTAGAGGTCTTAAAATGTAATACCTCGTGGCTTTTGAAAAAATAACTTTCCCCGCTGTATTTGTCAGAATACCAATAATAAATATCTCCCTTGCCGCCAAATACGCCCTTATCGTCAACAATTACGGTTACATCGCTGCTCGGCATAATCCACAAGCCTTTAACGGCATAATCCCCGCCATATTTCTTTCTATTAAATTCACTCTGGATCCAAACATAGGCATTCCCAAAATGATTACGGTTATTTTCTACCGCCGTCCAAAATGTTGTAGGCGTCATAAGCGGGTTTGGTCTGTGCTTTAGTAGATAATATACTTTGTTCGGCTCTGCCTCCTGCCTGCCCTTTGCATAAAACTTAATAGGCATTTTCCCTACTGTTTCTGATAACATCTTTAGGCAAGTAAAATAGGTAATTTCTTGGATCGGCTTGTTAAATGGTGCAGATATTCCTAACCACTGCAATAATTTTTCATCATTCAAGCCTACTGCTGTATGGTTTTTCCTCCGTCCTGCCGCTGTGTTTTGTATCATTTCAAAAACATTCACTTTTTCCACCTGCCTTTACTCGTCGTATAAGTCCAAAAACGCTGCTACGCTGTCGTTAATGTCTACCGTGTCTAAATCTGCCCCCATTGCTACTTTGTGGCTGCAAATTGCGGCGTCGCATGGATCTATACGGTTTTTCTGTAACATCTTATCTATCTTTATTTCTCCAAAACTGTTAGTCTCTGATAAAATAGCGTCATTCATTGACCGTGTTAGTAATACGTTGTTTTCGTTGTATTCCATGTTGTGCGCCTTTACTTCTAACTGAAAATCTATAGTAGCGTCGTTAAGACTTCTTGCGCTTTGTTTGATTTCAATTAAATCACAACCGAAATCCTCTAAATCAGACAGAAACGCACTTGCATTGTGCGGATCATAACCAATAGCAATAACATCAAGGCTATATTTGTCTATAACCTCATGTAAGCTGCCTAAAATAGTTTTGTAATCGGTTTTTATGCCTCCGGCTGCTGTTGTCACTGTTAAAAGCCCTTGCTGCTGCCATATTACATACGGTGCGTTGTCCTCTAAGTCCATGTGTTCTTGCATACGGTTTTTTGGTATAAAGCTGTGACTATGCAAAAAATACCGGCGGTCGCCGGTATTTTCATCCTCATAGGGAAATTCCAAACAATAACTTGTTAAGTCGCCCCCGCTCGATAAATCCAAGCCGACAACTACTTGCTTTCCTGCAAAATCTTCTAATGTTCTGCCGGATCCGCACTTTTCCCATTCTGCAAGGTCTATAAAGGCTGTTTCTGCATTTGTTACCCATATATTAAGGGCTTTTGTTAAAAAGTCCCTCATTTCTGCGCCGCCCATGCTTTGTGCTTTCTTTGCGTCCTCAATCATTGCTGCAAGCAATTCTTGATCTTTGCCTGTCAGCGGGCAGCATTTAATCCAGTTTTCCGGGTTCCAAATATCATCGCCCTTATCCATTTGCGCTATATAAATAAATTGCCGGTCGTTGTTGTCAATTCTCCTCAATACACGCCGACAATATTTATACAATTCATAGCATGGTGCGTTTAGGTTAAAACCTGCTGTTGTGATAACCGATACCAACGATTGTTTTAATTTTCTTGTGCCACCTTTCAGCAATTTATACATCTGGTTATCTTTGTGCGCGTGGTACTCGTCAACAATTCCCAGATACGGTCTAAAACCGTCAATCGTGTGTGTATCTCTGCCCAATGCTCTAATTACCGTGCTTGTAATTTTTCCGGTAATCTCATTTTTATAGTCTTTTATGTCAAACAATTCCTCTAAATCTTTGTCGGCTCTTATGAATTTTGTTATCTCGTTTAGCACAATCCGCGCTTGATCTGCCTTTGTAGCCGTACAATAGATTTGACCGTAATTGTAATTATCGAAATTGCTACACTTTATGCCCAAAATAGCATTTAGTACACTCTTTCCCTGCTGCCTTGATACTTGAACGTAACTATCCGTAAACCTGCGCTTTCCTGTTTCTTTGTGTACCCAACCAAAAAGGGATCCCAAAATAAACTCTTGGAACCCCGCGCAAGTAAAACTCTCGTTTCCCTCGCCCTCTGCTATTGTTAATTTATTTGCTAACTCTATTATATCCTCTGATTTTTCCACATTAAAAGTATATGGGAAATTGGGATCTTTCTTTTTTGATCGCTTTAAGTCGTCCAAGTGGCGTCTAAATGCTAATCGTGCGTCCTCGCCGAAATCTTTTTTATTTTTTAGATTTTTCCGGGCAAATTCTGTTACTCGATCTGTCATATTCTGCCTATGCGTGTTTCAAAAATTTATTTTCCGGCGGCGTTTCCTCTTTCTTTGGCATTACTAGCCTGCAACGGCTTGAAATTGTTAGTCCCAATTCCCTTGCGTCTGCGTTGCATTGTTTTTCTAACCTCACTTGGATTTTTTGCAAATAATTATAGTGCCCGGTCTGCTCTGCGATCTGCTCCTCTGCGCTAACCCGGCTCTTTTTATCCGGCGTAAACTTTATTTTGCTTAACTGCCGTGTAATCTTCTCATACTCTGTCTGGCTCCTTACATACCGCGCTAATATATCGCAATCCAAGTTTGACATAATCCCAATATCTAACAACTGCTTTGCAATCTCGTCAAACTTTTCTTTTTCCTTTTTTGATAACCAAGCTGGGGGCGTTACATTGTCGCAAGGCGCGGTAATCTCCGTCTTTTTTCTTGCGTCGCGTTCTGCTTTGGTTAAGTGCTTTTTTCCTTTAGCCTCAATAAGTGCTATTGGCTCTCTTGGTCTTGCCATGCCCTCTGCCTCCTCTCAAAAAAATTTCATTTAGGGAGTTTTTGCGTGAAAAAAGGGGGGCTGCGGTCTTGGAGATTTAGGCTAAAACTTTCTAGCCACCCCCTACCACTATCTTTTGATAGTCCTTGACCGCTTTCCTCAATGTCTGCTGCATTGTCCGCTTTGTGTCCGGGTTGCTGTACGCCTGCCGGATCACTCCCTCATGTGTCGCCTCGCTTATGCTTATCAGATTGCTAAGTGTGCTGCGCTTGCTGTAGTCCTCTCTCAACTCTACGATATGATGTACCATTGTAGCCGGTACTACTCTACGTTCTGTCATGTATATATAAACATCTATTCCGGTGTCCCTTGCCAACGCTGCTGCCCTCGCTGTTTGCCACTCTATAGAATTATAAAACGCCTTTGCTTTTCTATCTCTCTGTGTTCTGTCGTACTCTGCGTTTCGTTCTGCGTTTGTTCTGGCGTGTGCCTCGCAATATGTCTTTGTTGCGTCTATCAGTTTGTTGCACCCGCACCGGGCGCAATATTTTTTATATACCATTCCTCCACCTGCCCAACAAAAAAAGCGGCTACTACCATGCAATAATGATAGCTGCCGCCGTTTGTAACTTTTCAAAATTTTCATTGTAATTATCTTAACATAGTTAAACGGACTTGTCTAGGGTGTCAAATCGGGCGTGTTGTCAAGTGCTGTCTGTGCCTCTTTTAACCACTCTGAAAAGTGCCAACCCTCTTGCTTTTCCGTCAATACATTTTTTAGTAATCGCTCTGCCCGCCGCCCTAAATGAGAATGTATAAATTTAAGATCCTGCGCCGTCAATCTGTCCTCGCACTCTGCAATAATATCTTTTATAATCAGAAATTCTATTGCATTTGCGGTTTTTATCCCCTCTGCAAATTTCTTTTTATCTTCTTTTGTTAAGTGTATTCTTTCGTCCGTCAACTGCTGCTTGCCTCCTATTTCGTGTTCGTCGTTGTATTTTTTTATCTGTGTGCAAAATGCCGTTCCTATATCTCCATGTGCTATTACTTCTGTTATCGAACATTCCAACCCATTATACTTTATTGCCTTGCCGCTTTTCATTTTCTCTTGATACTGCTTTATTTGCTCCGGTGTATCAAGTGGTATCATCATAGTAAGCAATTCGCCCCCCTCCTAACACTTAAACTTGTCTTTTATTTCAAGTATCTTTAATGTGTAATATTCTTTCCCCGGCTCTGCTCCCCATTCCTCCTTACCGGTTTTTATATCCAGTGTGCATAATGCGGTAAATTCCGGTCTACTGTTTCCATATCCGTTTCTAAATCTGATTTCCCTTTTATCTCCCCCGCTAGGTATAGCAGAATAAGGGTGCATATCAAATATATTCTTGAAACGACTTATGTAATATGGTTTTAATTCTCTGTATTCCTCTTTCTTCTCTCCCGACAAGATCATATTAAACCATTTATTCTTTATTGGTAGTGTCAACATTGCATAACCTCCTAATCTCGTTTGGTGTTGCCATTTGTGCTGCTGCCGCTTTCACTGCTTTAGTAAGTGCCTCCGCTGCCTCTGCTGTCGTCCAACCTACCACACCTGCTGCATTGGCTGAAAAGTCTTTCCCGCCTGCTAAATCTATGCCTATCGTGGTTTCTCTAGGAATTATATAAGCCAATTTCTCTAATCTCTTGTGATTGCAATAATCCTTTTTATCGCAATTCCTACACTTTTTTGACATTCTACTATAACTTCCTATGTCGCAACCATTGATTTTTGTGTTATATTGCGTCTGATCCAAAAAGCAACACCGCCATTTCTTTAATGAGTGCATTTTTATAGTTTCTTACTGTCTTTTCGTTGAGATTGTCGTTATATCCGTTCTTTCCGGCTAACATTTCTGTAATTTCCTCATAGGTGTATGTGTCCTCTATGAGTTTACCGCCCTCCTTGCGCTGTTTTCGGCTCAAATACCGCAATTCGATAACCTCATAACCTTTTCTATCCTTAATCTTCTTTAACGCCTTTTCAATGCGTTCTACGTCGTTTAAGCTACGCTCATAAGAGGCTTTCCGATCCCGCAATATAGTTTCTTCGTCGGTGGGGGCTGCCTTGTTTTTGGAATATGTAACAAAACTTGTACTTTTCCCATGCAACGCCATTTCCAAATATTCTTTTTCATCTGCTATATGCTCTTTTAACGTCTGGTAACAATACAATATCTTTTCTGTATTCTTAAATGCCTCCTCTTTCATTGCTCTTTGACGATCTACCCAAGAAATGCTATTCATTTTCTTAAATACCTCGTCAATGGTTGTAATTATCGTTTCCTTAGTTTCCTTTGTCACGCTCATGTTATGCCTCCTTGACTTCTCCGAAAAATTCTATATATGTTTCCGGGTAATTTTCGCCTATATATTTCCTCGCCTGCCTTTGGTCTATCATTTCCAGACTTTCCGGTTTGGTATTTTTTATAAAAATAATACCACCCGGACTTAAATACATTTCCTGCACTGCATGATTAAACTGATTTTTCACGTCACATATTTTCTTGCTTTTGTCCGTGTCAAACATCAAACTTTCTTCTGTTATATTATCGCCGTCTTTTCGTGTCACTGTTAAAACTGCTCTCAAGCCTTTCTGCCTCCTCTGTTATTTTCTGCAATTTCTTTAACTGATCGTTAATTGCAAAATGTTTTAGTTTGGTAGCGTTTAGGATCCTTTCTGTGTATTCTTTTTGCCTCCTCATAGCGTCCATTTGATCTGCCATTACTTCTAACGCCTGCTGCATTAACTGATACTGTTTTTGTTGTTTCTTTTTGATGTATTCATAATGGTAAATCTCTGCACCCTTTACAAATAGTTCTGCCACTACTAATATTGCAAGCAAAATTAAACCTATTGTTTTTGCTGCTGTGTAAATTGTTTCCAACGCTCTACCTCCTCATTTTCTTTTTTGTGTTCCTCCTGCCACGCCTGCTGCAACTTTTCTATTTTCTTAAATCTTGTGTCTGTGAAATGTTCTGGTATAACCATTCTTTCAAAGTGCGGTTGCAATACCTTTACAATTTCTAATAATGTGTTTTTCAAGCACTCCCAAGCCATTTTATACTGTTCTATCACTGCTGCTATTTGTTCCGCTTTGTGTATTGGCATACTCTGTGGTGGGTTGTAGCCGTATCTCCTTTTGAATTTCTTCTTTCTTTGCCTCTTATTCATGCAACGCCTCCTTTCTTCTCTCTGCTGCCCTGCGCCCTCTTTTGTCCCTGCGTATTGAAAAATAGCAATGTAGTGTTGCTCTTACGTCCTCTAATGCGTCGTGCGCTTTATAATTAACGTAACCATAGTATTTAGCGCAATATGTCAAAGGTTTCCACTTGTAACCGTTATGCTCCTCGTCGTATTCTCCGGCTATATAGGAAAACTCTAACATAACGTCGTAAATTTGTGCTTTTACTGCTGTATTTATCCCCCTTGCTGCCATAAACGGCAAATCAAAGGCTTTATGATTGTACCCTACAATCAAGCCTGCTTTCTGCAAGATCCGCTCTATTTTTTTCTTTTCGTGTTTTAATGAGGGCGCGTTTCTTACCGCCTGCCACGAAATTTTATTGATCTTTTCCGCGTCTTTCCATTCCCGCTTTCGCTCTGGTCTGATATAGGAATTGTAAAGCGTCCTGCCTTTTCCATTGATAATAGATACCTGCAATATTTCATCTTGCATTATGTCTAATCCTGTTGTTTCAATGTCTAAGCAGATAATTTTACTTTTTCTCATTTCCTCCTTTGCCTCCGTCTGAATGTGTAGAAATGTATGCTACTGTGATACAAATAATCGCTGTAATAATAATTGCCGTCATGTTCATTTTGCCGCCTCCTCATATAATTTATAGATCCTCTGCATTACCGCTTTTACTTTCGTTTCTCCCATGCCTTTAATTCCGCTTATGGCGTTTTCAATTTCTGCCGGGGAAATATTCGCTTTCTTTGCTGCTGCTAATCCGTCGTTATAACCGTCCTGCCAAAATCTGATTAAAAAGGCGTTCATCTGCTGATGATCCTTTTTCTTTATGTCTTTGTACTGCTGCCGTGTTATTCCTACTTTCTTTGCCATGTGTCTTATACCTCCTCTATTCCTACTATGTAGCAATCGCGTTCCTGCTTTCTTACGTCTGCCATTTTTACTGTTTCTGTCTTTATAATTGTTCTAATGCGGTTTCCCGGTAGCTTTCTTTGCAACTCTGATAGCGAAACTATACACTGCTCCGTATATCCTAATTCCTTTGCCATTTGCCGCAAATGTTCCCGCTCATGTTCCTTTGCTACAATCACTGCGTTATAATCATTCGCTAATTTGAGTAGTGCCCGGCTTTTTCCTATTCGTCGTTCCGGTGTGTATATGATGTACTCTTTTGTGTCCGGGATTGATACCGCGATCATCTTTAATGCTTTATCCAGTGCATTGTAAAAGTCGTCTACATACTGGCTTATATCCTTTTCGCTGCGTTCCCCTGCTGCCTCGTGTATCTTTTCCCTTGTTTCCGGCGTTATAAATATTCCGTCAAATAATTCCTCTGGTTTCCTCATGCCTGCCGCCTCCCTCTCTCGCTTTCTTTCCGCTGCTTTTCTTTATTTACGGTACTGATCCAAAAGAATGTTGCATAATCTCCAATAAACAATACAACTGCGCTTAATAAAACCTTTACCCCAACAAAACCTATCCATATTGCAACCATAGCCCCGATAAAGAAAGAAATGATTGCCATTACCGCTACTGCATTGATAATTTTGTCCGTCTTTTCTTTGTTAGTCATTTTCTATCTCCTCTCCAAACAACCTTAATTGTCCGTTATATTCTTTTTGTTTAGGCTGCCTCGGTGTGTAGCCTTTTCATTTTCTCCAAATGCGTCTATTGTATTTAAGTTAAAAGAATTGCATTTGTTTACACGCTTTGCGTATTTCTCGCTTATTTCTTTGTTTAACTCGGTACAATAGATACCGTTTCCAGTTACAAGAAAACTACAATACCTACAATACTGTGCCATATCATGTAAACCTCCCGCTAAATTGTGATAATGATACTTTTTCCCGCTGCCCTTGCCTCTTTTATTTCCGCTTTCATGCCCTCGCTTATTCCGTATTTCCCGCCAATCATAATATGCTTGCATGGTCTTAATAGCTTTAATCCCGCCTCTAAACCCTGTTTTCTTTCTTCCGGGATTTTGTCATTTAATACCTGCGTTATGTATAAATGCGGCGCAATGGGTGCATATCCCATTTTTATAGCCTTTGCCGTTAAATACCGTGCATATCTTCTATTGCGGATCCGTTCAAAAACATTTCCTCGGTATGGGCTGCAAATATAACAACATTCCTCCTTGCTATTTCCGCTCATTCTCCCGCCCTCTCTTTCAGTTTTAAGGCTATATCCTGCATTACTGCTAATTCCTGCTCTGTAAGCCACATTGATAACCTCGCCAACTCCCTTGCTGTTTCTTTTCCCCAATACGCAACGTCTACTCTCTCTGTTTTGATTTCTATTACCTTTGTGTATATAAGTGCGTCGATCAACTCTACAAGTTCCATTAAGGTAATATTTGCTGTCTGGTGCGCCTCCTGTCTGGTTACTGTAAATCCCTCATTAAAACTACATTCGCACAATTCCCCGGTGCCGCTGCTGAATGTTTCGATCACTCCGGCATACTCCGTTAAAAGGCTCGGTTGGTGTATATCCGGGTTTTGCCACTTTTCCCAAAACTCCGTATCAAATAAATCACTATTTGTTACCGCGTCCATGAAATATTTTATATTCATGCCGTTGTACTCTTTGTTTTGGTTGATCCGCCCGGCAATAATAAGCATCTTTCTGTCTGTGTTGTCCTGCGTCCTTGTTACTGTTACGGTCGTTTCCTCCTGTGGCTCCTGCTCTGGTATGTTTTCCGGCTCCTCTTGTCTTGGTTCCTCTTGTTTTATCTGCTCCGGTTTTTCTTCTCTTTCCTCTGGTTGCGTCTGCGTTTCTTCTTTTGCCTCCGGCTGCGGCTTTTCTTCCTGCTTTACTGCTGCCGCCTCTTTTTTCTTAATGCTACCGGTTTCTCTGTACTGCTGCCACAATTCCTGCTGCCCCTCGTCGCTTATGCCTGCAATTTCGTTGGCGGTTGCCGTTGGTATCTTCCCGGCTTTATATTCCTGCATAAACTCCGGTATAATATGCCGTCTGATGTTATCCAATCTTGAAATAGTGCTTTTTGATGTATTAAGGATCCCGGCTATAATGTCCCTCTTTCTTCCCGGCAAATCATTATTCTTTGCGTAATCCTCCAACAACTCCCGCACTCTTTGGATCTCGTGCATTTTCTCATAGTCTGACCTCTCCCGCTGCGTAGAGTTTGTAAATATCAATATCAACTCGCGCAATGCACTATTCCCGCTGTAATCAATCTTGCATGGTACAAACTCCGTTACTTTCCCCTCTGCTGCCAATTCCGATACTGCAAGGTGGCGTTTGTGTCCTACAATAATTTCATATTCCCCGGCAAACTCGCCCTCTTTTATCTCCCTTACAACTAAATTTTCTTGGACGCCCACTAACTCAATAGTATCTTTTAATGCCTCAATCTCTTTCGGATCAATGTTATAAAAATTCTGCTTGCTTGGGTGCAGCTTTTTTACGGAAATTTTCTTTATTGGGAAATCGTCTATTACCTCTTTTTTGCTTTCCTCATTCATAAACTTTTTTATATCAAATGCCATCATGCCACTTCCTTTCTTGTGCCCTTGTTGGGCACTTCCCGCCTAATCTTTCTGCGGTTTCTGTATTTTGATTTCGTGCAAATTGGTATCTAACATATACCAACCGTCCAACTCTAACCGAAACTTGCTTGTACCGTTTTTTGCGCTCGTTTCCGTGATTACGTCCGTAACTTCCATTGTCTTAACGCTGCCGCCTTTTTCAAACTGTACCTTGTCGCCAATTTCGTATGGGCAATAGGCTTTTACCTTGATTTTCTTTGATCTCATTTGATCGCCTCCAAATATTCACGCACAAATTTTTTATAATCCTGCGACGCTCCACATCTTACCGAATACTCAACAACCGGCTTTCCTGCAAACGTACTTTCATTTACTTTGTTTTCCGTCCGTCTGATCCTGCTTTCAAAAATCGGGTAGCCACTGTCTAATACTTTCGTTCCCTGCTCCTGCACGTCCGATTTTCTATATTGTGTTACTAAACATCCCCTAAAGGTTAATGCCGGGTTGAAATCCTCTTTTGTCTGTTCTATCTGTTCTATGAGAATTTCCAAGCCGTCAAAGCTGTACTGATCTATCATAATTGGTATGATTAGATCGTCTGACACCACAAGCGCGTTAATAATGCTCATGTTTATATCCGGCGCATTGTCAATTATACAAAAATCGTATTGATCGCCTACCGCCGTCAATGCTTTCTTAAATCTCGTCTGCTGCTGCCGTCCAGTGTCTACAATCGTCCTCATGTTAGCCTCTAACAGTTCCATATTTGCTGTTATAATATCCAATGTGCCTGCCTCGCTGTCACTGTATGGCGTTTTGTTTATGATCTCCCGGACGTCTAAGCCTCTTTCAAGCATAATCCGGGCTACGGTGTTTTCGTCCTCTGGATTGTATAGCCCGAATGTCTTTGAGGCGTTCCCCTGCTTGTCGTTGTCAATTAAAAGTACCTTGTTCCCCATTTTGCATAATATGTAAGCCATGTTTACGCTTGTTGTCGTTTTCGCCACGCCTCCTTTGAGGCTGATAATTGAAATAACTCTCATTACGGTTGCTCCTTTCTGTTCGTAAAATAATTTGTTTCCCGCCGTTACTTGTCGCCTGCGTTTGCTAATCTCCATGCGTTTATAATCGTTTCTGCTGTTTCGCACGTCTGTACCGCGTCCAGTGCTAAACAGTTTGGCATACCTGCACTTATTAACTCTTGTAGCCGTCCAAGCAAAACCAAATACGCCTCAAAGCTGTATGAATGTTTCTTGCTGTCTAAAACGTCTGCCGCCTGCTCTGCAAACTCTGGCGACGTAATAGCAGCTATCATCTGTAATGTATTTTGTTCCTGCTGTCGCCACTCCCTTATCTCCCTCTCCAATTCTGCCACTAATGCTGTTAAACTCAATATAGTTTCCCTCCCATAAGTGCCCTTATAATGTCCTCTTTTTCATACGTTCCGGCACGGTTTGGCACCGCCTTAAATCGTTTCTCTAATGTTTTCTTTTGGCAGCCCAATAATTCTGCAATCTCTCCTATGGTGTATCTTGCCTCATGGAAAAGTTTGTAAAACTTTCTTTGCAATTCGATTTTATAACCTACATCTATTTCCCGGCTCATGTGCGGGCTGCGGTTTCCCATGTTGTGATGTTCCGCGCATAGATATTTATAATTCAAATCAATATCTAAGCCGCCCTGTGATCTAAATACTATATGGTGCCTCTGTCCTACACATTTACACCCCTCTACTTCGCATATCTGCATTTTCTTTTCCTCCTTAATATCTTTTTACTTTCGTTGTCCCGCTGCCTCCCGGCGTACCGTCATAAATTACTACCATGCTTGGGAATGGTGCCGCCTCTTTGCACTGCTGCCGGGCAATCTCAAACTTTAATCGCCCCTCTACGAACCGTATTTCTTTTGCTTTTCCTAAAATGAAATTATGAAAAGCCTTTGTGTCTGTTCTGGACGGTATTAACATAACAACAGTTGCGCCATGCTCGCTGCTTTCCTCAAAACATTTCTTGATCCAAGCCTCCTGCCCCGGATTTTTCTTTGTTTTCTTGCTATATGGTGGATTGCAAAACACGATTTGCCCCCCCAATTCATTTTTAAGCCGTCAACTGCTGCCGTGTAATAATTCTCATGTTTATAGTTGCTTTCATCTGCGCAAGCGTCCAATGTAAAACCAAACTCCTTATTGAGTGTGTCGTATATTGCTTGTGGTGTTCCCCAATCGTCTTTACCGGTACTCATTAAAGCCTTATCCATTCCCCGGTGCCTCCTTTCTTGGTTGCCGCCATTTCCTCAAATCCGTTTTCCTCCATAAGCCCATAAATCATTGTCATAGCCGTAATTGCTGTATCTATGTGCTTTCCAAAGTCCTTTACGTCCTGCGCCGTTTGTTCTTTGCTGCTGCCCATTTTTCTATTGCCTAATAGAATTTGCCTTTGTATGACAGGCTTTATAGCCTCTATGTTTGCCATAGCGTCTAATAAATCCTCCTGCTTTATTTTTAATACCACAATTTCTGGTTGTTCCTGCTCTTTATCCATTTTTCATACCTCGCTTTCAATCATTGCGTGTCGTTGCCTGCGTTCTATTCCCTGTGCCATAAATGCCATTTTTAGATCATGTTCGTTACATTCGTCTATACTGCCTTTTGGTGCGTCTGCCGGGAAAATTCCTTGTGCTTGTATAAATGCGTCCATAAATGTACTTAAATCCTCATAAAATACATTTTTGTAAAACTCAAATTCTAACTCGATCTCAATTTTCTGTGCTTTTGTGCAATAAATCCCGATCTTTTGTCTGGTTCCCTTTGTCCTGTATGTTGTTCTGTCGCTATCCGCTCCCATGACTTTATACATACATTGACGTAGCAATTTTATTTCATGCTTTCCATGATAGGAAAATAGCGTATATTCGTAACTGTCCGTTTCCAATTCTTCTAGCGATCCTATTCCGTTTTTCTTTAGCATTTTTTGTAACATCTTTTCTGCGGTTGTTTTTTCTCCTCCTACTCCGCGCTCTGCTAAAGCCTGCAACTTCTTAATTCTCGCCTTTGTTTTGTCGTCCATTACTTTTCATACCTCCTTTGCCTTTTGCTATCTCCCCTATAATCTTCAAATGTTGCCGTTTCATCTGCATACCAGATAATACGATTATTTACCCAACGCGCTAAGTCCTTTACCTCTTTTCCCGCGTGTTCTTTGTCGTAAATCATAATGTATGGTGCCATTCCCAAATCACGAATTTTATAAACTCTGTGCAAATCCTCCTCTAATGTGCTATCAAAGTTTGTAAGTATATACACCGTTGCTTTTCGCTTATTTATTCCTGTTTTTTCTTTGAATAACTTTAACTTTGGCACTATGTAAGGTTCGTCTTTTGGCTGATCCCATGCAAAATGTATCATCTTAATTTTTATTTGCTTTATGATTTCAATATTTTTATCATTTAACAATCTAGCGTCTAATCCTTGTGTAATATCTACCCATGAGCCGCTATCTGCTAATTGCTGCAACAAGTCCAACGCCTCATTGCAAGCAAGGATATTGGGATCTAAAAGTTTTATTTCTTTTTGACCGTTCCAAAATTCTTTTAAGTCTGCTACTTTCCTGCTTTTCTTCCCCTCCTTGCAAGCTACATGACAAAATTGACAACCTCGCGGGCAACCTCGGCTCAAAAAACCGTATGCCGTATTTTGCGTTAATTCCGGGTATATAGAATAGTCCGGGTATATACGCTCTATTTCCTCTGGCAATTCTAAATCTTTGTCCTTGCTATATATTTCCCTGCCGTTTATTCTCTCTATAGCGTAGCCGGTGCCACCTTTTACGATCTTGTCAGCGTCTATACACCATTGGTAATCATCTGTAAAGCTAAACACCTTTGACATATACACTATATCCATGTGACCGCTAAAAAGTGGCTCGTACCACTCTACGCTATCGCCTTGTGCTTTGTGCCATGCTGATAATTTCATAAGTGGCAAATTAGGAAAATTGTGACCGTCAACATCTATTAGCCCAATCCTCAATTCGTCGCCTCCTGTCTGATCCGTATATGCGCCGCACGCGGCGGCGCGGATTTCAAGATTAACGGATTACGAAAGCCGGGGCTACGCCAATGCTGTTGCGCGCGTCGCCGTTGCTGGCGCCGCTGCCGTAGCTGACACCGCAAAAGTAGGTAGTGTTCGACGCGGACGGCGACGAAAGCCACCCAAATTCCCAACAACCATTTTTACCGATCGTGCGGCTGCGGTTATGCTTGTCTGCATAATAAGGGAACTGCTTTTCTCCCTCCTGCTCCTCTGAATATTTGCACTCTCCAAACATTTCCATTTCTGACGGCAAAAAAAGATGATCTTTGCACTTATGACGCTCTCCGTCAATTACCTGCACTGTCTTTTTCTTGTGGATCACTTCTTGTAAATCGTCTGGCAGCAGCTTAATAAACTCTTTATTAAGCCATTTTCTAAGGTCTGATTTTTTCCAACCTCCGGCGTTGCCTCTGTCCTCATTCATTGGCTGCGTTTCGCTCAAATAACCTCTGAACGCAAACACTAACTCATTGTCTTTGTAATGGTTCACTGCTGCCACTGCCAAAACTGCTGTTGTTCCGTCTTTTAATGTGATTTCCGTTTCCGCCCCGGCGTACTTTGCCGCCTCTCCTGCCCTTACGTCCTCTAAAATCTGCTGCCACGTTGTCTGCTGCATTACTTTTGTTGTAATCTCCATTTCTCTACCTCCTAATTTTCGTTGTTAAATTCTTGCCTACCCTCGTATGGCATGAATGTAATTTTGTGTATCTGCATGGAAATATAAAAACCTTTCCACAATTCCATATTTGCCGGTTGCTTTCCGTTTGCTTTCCTCCAATCCTGCTGCCGCCATGTTTCCAACCACCCAAGCGCAACGCATGATTTTATATACTCGTTATCCGTATGTAACACTACCTCGCAAGGCTTGATAAGCATTTTCAAAGCCGTAACAATCACTTTTATGGTTAATGCGTTTTTTGTGTCATTCTCAACTGCTGCCGTCGCTTTCCTTATATGTGCCTCATTCTTCCGGCTGATAAATTCCAATATTGCTGTTGCCTCGCCTGCGCCTCTTGGATTTCCTTTGTGTTTTGCGTGTATATAAATATCCACTTTCAAATATTCCACCGCCTTAACCCCCTCTCCACCTAATATTTATTAGGCGTTCCGGGTTTATTGATATACTGGCCATGCTTGCCGCCTCCTCCGTAATCCAACTTAACCATTGTGTAATGTTGGTACTCCCTGCCGGTAAATGGATCCACGCCGTTATATACTGTGTCCTTATCTATGTAATAGCCTTTTATCGGCTTTGGATCCGGTAGCCACTTGGCGGCTTTTCTTACAATTTCCGTCTTTGGCATTGGCATAATCAAATTACGACTGCAACTATATCTTTGTTTGTGTCCTCCGTCATTTTCCTTGTAAGTCTTTGACGTTTCTTTTATCAGATATGCCGCAAGATCTTTGTATTGCCCGGTGTCGTCCAGAAACTTAAAATCCGGTCTGCCAAACTTCCATAGCCGCCTAACCATTCTTGCTACGTCCTGCCCCTCAATATGGTTAATAATTAAGTGGTGGTGTATCGCCTTGTTTTTGTACTCTGTTACGTTGATGTACTTTAATTCCTCCCCGATCTTCTTAAACTCTTTCCGCAAGCTGTCTATGAGTTTTTTAACATTCTTCTTTGCCTGCTCTGGTGTCGGTCGCTCGTCTTTTCTGTATGTCAATGTGATAAAGAGATCATCCACTCCAAAATTAGCATTGATTTTTAGCCTCAATGTTCTTTCTGCGTTTTTCTCGTTTACCTTTTCCATTTCCTCTGTAGTGGGTTTCTCCTTATCCCTTTTATTTTTTACCCCTACTCTCTTTGTGAAACTTTTTGTTACCTCAATCGTTGCTCCTGCTTTTACTGTTGTCTTAAAATATGCCAATAAAATTACGCCCCTTTTTCGCTTTGTATGGATCCTAAAGTTAATAGTTTGAACAAGCCCGAAACGGCACTTTTAGCCGCTTTTCTCCCTTGACTACAAAGCGCAAAAATGGTATAATTTTATTAAAGTTAAATGTGTTTTGCACTTTGTATCTAACCGGTAGCCGTTGCGGGGCTATCGGTTATTTATTTGCTAATTTGTATGAGTAGACTAAATCTATATACAAATCACAATAGTTGAATTTCCCGCAATTCAATTCTGTTATTACCATTCTTTTCCCGGTATCTGGTTCTTGCCTGCCTCTGGCGTCAACTCTCAATGCAAAAGCTGTTATTTCTCTGTCTAACGCCTTTACCGCCTCTTTGTTGTATTCAAAGTAGCCTTTCCAACCTTTATAAACCACTTCTGAACCGTCTAAGACTTCTAACATCACTGAATTGTCTATTATCTCTAAATGATCTCTTAATTTCATTTTCTGCCTCCTCCGGCGGATCCTTGTTTTTCATACATTCCCAACTTTCCGGCATGATGTAATACCACCTTGCAATTTTCACATTAAAAATTGCTAAAACCTGTTGAACAACTACACGCTCTCTGGTATGGTGTGCCCACCGTCATTTTTCAATGGTATTCAAATAGCAGCTATTGACCTGCTACATATCTTTGTAAAGGTTGCCGATCCTTTAGCAAATACGCCCTACGGTAGTCGAAACCGTGTTACGCGTTTATAAGACGTGCGTTCTAACCGTTGAACTAAGGGCGCATGACAGCTTTCGCCTCATTCTCTTTCTGTAATGAAATCAAATATATTCATCTGTGCATTTTCCCAATAAAACCGTTCTCCAATATCGCAAATCTTTTCTCTTGTTATATTTCTAAAATATGGGCTGCATAAATTTTCTTCTTTTTCCATTTCTACAAGTCGTTGCCATAACTCCGGGTGGTTGTTGTATAAATTTCTTAATTCTCCTTGTCTTGCGTTCGGGCAAAAGAAACACCCCCCCCGCTTGGAAAATTCATATATTGGGGAAAGTAACCCATATTCTTTGCATAATTCTTTTGCGTCGTTTTCGGTAAAATCATATTTTGCAAGTAATGATATTTTCTTTTCTCCGTCTAAGCGTTCTAATCGCTTTGGCTCATCTACCGCAATTCCTATATACTGCACTACATTTTTCATTTCTTCTCTTTTGTAAAATTGCTTAATTGGCGGTATTTTGCACTCTCTGTTTACATTGCATTTACCAGTCAGTGGAAAACCTACATATTTCCCTATTCGTTCCGGGTATTTACTTCTCGTTATTTTGTGATAAAAGCAATCTTGGAAAGTCTTTTTACTTCTTACTACTTCCACTCTAAAGCCCCAACTTTCAAATGTCGGAATTGCCTTGTTGTAAATAAATTCTCTATGTTCTGGTATTTCTGCGCTTATTTGTTCGTCGAACATCACTTCCGAATACACGATTATGTCTAAAGGCTCATTATGTAAGTGGGCTAATATTATTTGCGCTATACTGTCTTTTCCGAAACTGCAACTGGCTACATACATTTTCAGCCCTCCTATAATGTTTGTTGGGCTAAATTTGCATTATATCCCTCTCCTGCATTGCCTCTTTCCAATTCTCTGTAGATCGTTGCAATGTGTACTCCTGTTTCTTTTGCTAATTCTTTTGGTGTTGCACCGGCTTTTAACATTGCCTCTATTTTTTGCCGGTCTTGGTAAGTTAATTTTTTGTACCGTTTTCTCACGTCTACGCCTCCTCTCGTGAAAATAAGCAAAATAAAAAATGCGGTAGAGTTTTTACGCTCTACCGCATTTTTTCTAGGTTTGTCCGATATAAAAGAAAAATGCGAATAGAGTTTATTTAACTCTTTTCGCAT